AGAGAAATACAACATAAAAGAGCGGATCCCGGGAGGTGATTGAATTGGACAAGAAAACACTGAAAAAGTATAAGCCAAACAAAGATAGACTTATCCGGATTGAGAACCAGATACAAGAACTTTGCGAACGGGAACCAACTGTTGTTATGGGGAAAGTAACAGGATCCAGCGCAGATTTTCCGTACACCGAAGTGAGAACGTCTGTACAAATGTATGACCCTTACGAAGAAGAGAATGTAAGACGGCAGATCAGAAGAAAAGAAGCGGATAGGCTACTGATTCTGAAGGAGCAGAAAGAAGTTGAAGACTACATAAATGGGATTGATGATCCGGAGATTAAAGAGATATTTGAGTTGGCATTTGTGGAAGGTAAGAAGCAGCAAGAGGTTGCAGACATCATTGGATATACCCAGGCGCGAGTATCGCAGATTATAAGCGCACAGCTTAAAGATTTATAGCATTTATATTTTACTTATGCTATAATTATCCTAGAACGATTGTATATTGTTCTAAAACAATCTTTCCAAACATTCGGAACACCGCCGGACTTCTCCCCTTTCTTGTCTGGCGGTGTTTCTATGCCGTGGTCAGTTGGGACAAGCAGGTTCGATCCCTGCACACGGTTTAGTAGCATATCACGGTAAATATTAAAAATCCGGAATGCCGTGGAAGTGCTACGGAGTGATATCACAAAACGCAGATATCCGCAGATCTGCCAGAACAACAAACAAAAATAGATTCAGCAATCTATATTTAGTGTAATCAGCGTACCCGAGTGCGGATAGGGTAAAGGATGTCAATAAAGGGCATCCTATGGGTGTATAGCTCAGTTGGTAGAGCAATCGGCTGTTAACCGATGTGTCGTAGGTTCGAGTCCTGCTATACCCGCTGTGGACTACTTCAAGTTCCCTCCTTTTTTATAAATTTTGATTGTGTACTTGGTTATTTTGGTTTTTGTTGGCATTTGTAATTCTTTCGAGCAGTAGTCCTGAATTCTTGGCATCCAGAGATGGGTGCTTTTATTATGTTTTAAAGGTGGTGGGTCGGATGGCAAAAGGTAAATATCAGGAATGGCTAGAGCCGGAAGGCTTGCTAAAGATAGAGGGATGGGCGAGAGACGGTCTGACGGATGAACAGATTGCAGATAATATCGGGATTTCCAGAAGCACATTAAATAGCTGGAAAGACAAGTATTCGGACATTTCGGACACCCTAAAAAGAGGGAAAGAGGTCGTTGATCGTCAAGTCGAGAATGCTCTGTTAAAACGTGCGCTCGGATATGAGTACACGGAAACAACCAGAGAATACATACCGGAACTTGATGAGATGAAAACTACGAAAAAGGTCACAAAGCAAGTAGTACCAGACACAACAGCCCAGATCTTTTGGCTGAAGAACCGGAAACCAGACAAGTGGAGAGATAAGCAGGAATACGAGGACAGAACAGCAATTGAAAAGCTTGATGAAATCTTGAAAGGATTGCATGACAATGCAGCTAAGCAAAAAACAGAATGAATACATCATAAACGCAACTCATAGATGGAATATCAAGTCCGGAGCGGTTCGTTCTGGAAAGTCTTTTGTAGACACTGCTTATATCGTGCCTAAAAGAATCCGAGAGAGAGCTGGACTTCCCGGCTTAAATGTAATCATGGGTGTCTCCAAAGAATCCATAGAGCGAAACGTACTCCAACCGATGAGAGAGATCTATACCAGTGATCTAATCGGGAACATTAACAACCGGAATGTGGCAAGAGTATGCGGAGAGGATGTTTATTGTCTCGGTGCAGAAAAGGTCAGTCAGGTCGCGAAGATACAGGGAGCGTCCATTAAGTACTGTTACGGCGATGAGATAGCAAAATGGAACAAAGAGGTGTTCCAGATGCTTAAATCCCGTCTCGATAAGACGTATTCCTGTTTTGATGGAGCTTGCAACCCGGAGAATCCGACACATTGGCTAAAAGAATTTCTCGACAATAAAAAATTAGATATCTATTTGCAGAGATACACGATTTTCGACAATCCGTTTCTGGATCCAGATTTCGTGGAGAAGCTCTGCATCGAATATGACGGTACCGTTTATTATGACCGGTTGATTCTTGGTCTATGGAAACGAGCAGAGGGAGCGATTTACCGCAAATTTGCAGATCATCCGAAAGATTTTGTCAAAGAGCCGACTGCATCCGATCTGACAGAGATTGTCATTGGCGTGGACTTTGGTGGTAATAAGTCTGGTCATTCTTTCGTGGCAAGAGGGTATGACCGAGACAATAATGTATACGGATTGAAGAGTATCCGATACATGAATACGGACACGAAAAGGTTTAAAGAGGGAATTGATTCAAACATTCTGAATGATCTTCTTATTCAATTTGTTGATGAGGTGCAAGAAAAGTATGGAAAGGTTGATTTTATTTACTGGGATAACGCGGAGACTACGCTCGGCCAGAGTATACGGAATGCCATGATGAAAGCGCATCCGAATGTAATTGTGAGACCGGCTAAGAAAATTAGGATAAAAGACCGGATTGAGTGCGTCTTAAAGCTCATGGGAGCTGGGCGCTTTTTTATTACAGAGGATTGCGAAACATTATCGATAGCATTACAAGAAGCGGTGTGGGATGAAAAAGCATTAAAAGACGATCGTCTGGATGACGGAAGTAGTGATATTGATACACTGGATGCATTTGAGTACACGATAGAACGCGACATTAAAATGCTGACAGAGTGAGGTGCAAGATGTTTAAGTTTATTAACAAGGTTATTACAGGAGTGTTTAACATGATAAGCAGAACCACGATGAAGCAGGTGTTGAGAGAATCTCCTGCAATTACAAGCACAATGGTGCAGAAAATAAATGAATGGAACAGCATGCTCTCTGGGAATGCAGACTGGTGCAAGGATTATGTGAAGTCCCTGAGGATTGAACAGGGGATATGTAGAGAGTTTGCAGATGTTGTGCTGTCGGAAATGGAAATAAAAATATCGAACGATAAGCTCTTAAAACTGTTTGAGAAAACCACAGAGAGCCTGAATGAGAATCTACAGGACGGTCTTGGACTTGGTTCGTTCTGCCTAAAACCCCTTGGAAATGAACAGGCAGAGTTCGTGACAGCAGATAAGTTCATCCCGGTGAGCTTTGGAAATGATGAGAAGCCGAACGATATAGTCTTTCTGGACTTCCGAGACATAGACGATGCAAAGTATTATGTTCGCCTGGAGCGGCACAGTATCAAAAACGGATTCCTCGAGATCACAAACGAAGCCTATTGCTCATCCACAAGATATGGATTTGACCGGAAAATCTCTCTGGAAAGCTTAGAAGCATGGGCTGGACTGCCGGAGCATGTAGCGTATCCGGGAGTAAGGGAGATGGATTTTGGGTACTACAGAAATCCGATAAAAAACAGGGTTGACGACACGCCATGCGGTGTGTCTATTTTTGATTCCGCGATCAACCTTATTGAGAGAGCTGATGTGCAGGGAGCAAGGATAGACTGGGAATTTGAATCCGGAGAGAGGGCAATCCACGTGGACGCTGCAGCCATTAAGAGAGAGCCAGATGGACGGAATGGAGTATCTAAGCTAAGCAAGCGCTTATATGTTGGAATCGACAGCGAGGAAGGGTTTTACAAAGAGTTCTCGCCGGAATTCCGGGAAGAGAATCTAATAAACGGTCTAGATAACTACCTCAGACAGATCGAGCTTGTAGTCGGACTTGCATTCGGAGATTTAAGCAATCCGCAGAGCATCGACAAGACAGCCACAGAAGTAAAAGTATCCAAAAACCGGAAGTACAACCGAGTAAAGGCGATTCAAGATAATTTAAGGGACTGCTTAGAGGATTTTGTAAGAGGTATGGCGTTCCACGAGGGGATGCTTCATTCCGGATATGAGTTTATCTGCAGTTTTAAAGATTCGATCCTGACAGACGAGGAAACGGACAGACAACTGATGCTAAATGAGATAGCAGCCGGAATCAGATCACACTGGGAGTACAGGGTTCGATTCCTCGGGGAGGATGAAGAAACTGCAAAAGCGAATGTGCCGGATCAAGGTGGAGTAATGGAGTGATAGGTAATGGATAAGCCAGATGTCGTAAAAACGTCTCTCAGAATGGAATCTATCTGGATGGATGCTGAGAACCGGATCATACAGGATATCGTTCGCAGGATACGCAAGACCGGAAAGATCACATCCACTGCAGATTACCAGATTAACAGACTGGTAGAGATGGGGAAGAGCACCGAAGAGGTGGAAAAAATCCTAAAAGATGCTCTGAAAGCTACGTACCCGGAGATGTTTAAACTTTATGACGATATAGCAGAGTGGCAGTACGTGCGAGATAAAAGCATATATGAGCAGGTTAATAGAGAATTTATACCAGCAGAGGAAAATGAACAGCTCAAGCAGGTGTCACAGGCTGTCAGAAAGCAGACACAGGACGAGTTGCATAACCTTGCAAGGTCTTATGGATTCTCGGTCTTAATGGGTAATCGTCGCGTATTTATGCCGTTTTCGGAGTATTACCAGCGATATGTCGATATGGCAATCACAGACGTGATAAGCGGTGCCTTTGATTACAACACGGTCATCCGTAGAGTTGTCACACAGATGACGAACAGTGGGTTAAGAACCGTGGACTACGCTACAGGATACAGCAACAGAGTACATGTGGCAGTGCGAAGAAGCGTATTGACTGGAGTATCGCAGATCACAGGAGAAATGAACAGGATCAATGCTGACAAGCTTGGCACGAATTATTACGAGGTAGACTGGCATCCAGGAGCCAGACCGGAACACCGCAAGTGGCAAGGAAAAGTGTACAGCAAAGAAGAACTGGTGTCTGTATGCGGTCTTGGAACTGCTACTGGTCTACAAGGAGCTAACTGCTACCATGACTATTACCCATTTGTAAAAGGCGTGTCTGAGCGGCAGTGGTCGGACGAATGGCTAAGAAAGCAGAATGCCATAGAAAGCAAGATAAAGCGGTGGCAAGGAAAAGAGCTGGATGTCTATGGAATCACACAGCAACAGCGAAGAATGGAAACCGCAATGAGAGCGCAGCGGTCTAAAATCGTGGCACTAAAGACTGCCAGAGCGGATGCGGATCAGATCTTAAACATGCGAGTGAAATACAGAGCACAGCTGTACGAGTACACCAAATTCTGCCGGCAAATGGGCGTAGAGCAACAAAGAGAACGGATATACATGGATATGTTAGGGAGAGTCGCATAGGCGGCTCTTTTATTTTGTCCTGCCAAATGACGAGAAACTGGGTACTTACTTGAGACATGTGGTGCGACCACGAGAAAAAGCGAAGCGAAAGGAAGATGAAGCATGAAAAGAGAGTTTTTAGAAGAAATGGGATTGGAAAAAGAACAGATTGACAAGATTCTGGATGCCAATTCCGCAGATGTCGGAAAAGCAAGAAGAGATTACGACAACATCAAATCTGAGCTTGATACGACAAAACAGCAGCTTGCAGACGCAAACACGGCTATCGAGGGGTTCGGAGATTACGAAGAAATTAAAGGACAGGTGGCTGATTACAAGCAGAAGTATGAAGCATCAGAGGCGGAGAAAGTGCAGATCAAACAGGATTATGAGTTTAATGGAAAACTTGAATCCGCAGCGAAAAAGCATGGTGCGAGAGCGTTAAAAGCAGTGCTCCCGTTTCTGAAAACAGATGATCTAAAAGCGTCTAAAAATCAAGATACAGACATCGAGAACGCTTTTAAAGAGCTGAAAGAGAACGAAGAAAGCAAGTTTCTATTTGCAGACGATGAACCAATTAAGAATCCGGTTCTTGGCGGCGGAGCAGAGAAACCGGGTGCTTTTGATGCGGTAGCAGCTGCTATGGGACTCACAGAAAAAGATTTTAAATGATAAGGAGATAAGATATGGCAAATTCAATTACGCTTAGAAAACAGTATTCCACAATGCTCGACCTCGTGTACAAGAAAAGCTCACTCACATCCGTTTTGGATGGTCCGAGTGATCTGATCCGCGAGGGAGCAAACGCGAATGAGATTTTAATTCCAAAAATGTCCATGCAGGGACTTGCAAATTATGACAAGTCTGCTGGATATGTAAATGGTGATGTAACTCTCGATTACGAGACTGTTAAATGTACCTATGACAGAGGACGTAAATTTAACGTTGATGCTATGGATAACATCGAGAGTGCTGGTGTTGCATTCGGACGTCTGGCTGGAGAATTTATCCGTACACAGGTAGTTCCAGAGCTGGACGCATGGAGATTTTCACAGTACGCACAGATTTCCGGTATTACATCTGCAAACGGCGCACTTGCAGATGGCAAAGCCACTCTCGCAGCATTAAGAGCAGCGAGAAACGCGATCGAAGATGCAGAGGGAGATGTATCTACATGCTATCTGTTTATTAACCCGGCTCTTGTAGGCATGGTTGAAGATCTGGATACGACAGCATCTAAGAGAGCACTGGATGGATGGGCTGGCATTATTAGAGTTCCATCCGCAAGATTCTACACAAAAATCGATCTGACCGCAAACGGTGCCGGTGGTTTTGTGAGGAACACACAGGGTAAAGCGATTAACTTTATGGCGATTGACAGAAACGCTGCTATCCAGTACCAGAAACACACTGTTCCGAAGATTATTTCTCCGGATCAGAACCAGTCTGCTGATGCTTATATGTACGCATACAGAACGGTTGGAATGTGCGATGCATACAAAAACAAGCTGAAAGGAATCTACTGCCACCACGTGGGGGAATAATTCCCTCTGACGATGTAGCCTTAGTTGGCAGAGGGAAAGTCGGAAAGGCAAAAGTAGGAAAAGCAAAATAGTATAATGGAGGTATTCAAAATGGCATACGAACCAACTACATGGAATAATGATGACGTTATTACAGCAGAGAAACTGAATAAGTGAGAGCAGGGCGTGAAGAACGAGCAGGTTGGGCCAGCAGGGCCAGCAGGGCCAGCAGGGCCAAAAGGCGATCAGGGTGCGCAGGGACCAAGTTACATTCTTCCAGCGGCAAGCAAAACAACACTGGGCGGTGTGAAACAGGCTGCGCTTGTAGCAGAAGCG